CAAAGCATGGTATAACTATCCTTGGTAATAGAGGAGTTATACCATGTTTAAACGTTTGTTCAAGAAGATACAAGAAAACCAAATGCGTAGAGCAGAGTACTGGCAGTTACATAACATGTCAGACAAGATGCTCAAAGACATAGGAATGACACGTGGCGAAATCCAAGACAAGTTCTACCTCCAAGAAAAAGTCTGGCGTTAATGCGGCTGGTAATTATACTAAGCCTACTATGCGTAAGTCTCTTGTGGCATCCGTTAAGGCTGGCGGCAAAGGAGGAAGCCCCGGACAGTGGTCAGGGAGGAAAGCCCAGATGGTTGCTAAGCAATACAAAGCTAAAGGTGGAGGATATACATCATGAAGGGCGTAAAGCACTATAAGAAAGACGGCACTGAACACAAGGGTGCTACTCATAAGATGCCCGATGGTTCTTTGCACACTGGTAAATCTCATAGTAAAACAAGCGTAAAATTATCTCACTATAAAGAGCTGAGTAAAAAAGCAAAGGCTAAAGCTGATGGCGCTAAAAAAGTCTCAAAAAAGTCTTAAATCTTGGACTAAACAAGATTGGACTACCAAGAGTGGTAAGCCTTCAACACAAGGGTCTAAAGCCACAGGTGAAAGATACTTGCCTAAGAAAGCTATTAAGTCTCTTACCTCTTCTGAGTACGCTGCTACAACCAAAGCAAAACGTAAAGGTACTGCTGCGGGTAAACAGAACGTAGCTCAACCAAAAAAGATTGCAGCTAAAGTAAAACCGTATAGGAAAAAAACATGAAGAAATATCTTAAACGTATTTTATGCGCAGTATTAAATAAAGAATGCCCCTGTAACAAATGTGAATGTGAGTAGGAATATATTATGGCTGAAGAAGATAAATTAAAAGGTAAGCCACGTTCTGTTGGTGCTGCTGTTAAAAAGAATGAAAAATTCTTTTACGACAAAAAAGGTGTAAAGAAACTTGCTGTAACTGCAGCTACACTAAAGAAAGAAGGTAAGACCCTTCGACAGTGGGCTAATGATTTTGGTAAATCTTCTAAACCGAAACCTGAGCCTAAAACTCTTAGGCCAAAAAGAAGGCCTAATACAGCAACTCTTGCTGGTGGCGGGTACGGCGATATGTCTGTCGCAGAAAAAAAAGAAGTAGACGCAGCAAATGAAGCGATCAAGTTACAAATAAAAGCACGTAAAGATACTGGGCCAAACGCTGCCCGTAAAAAACGTATGGCTAATTCTAGTGATAATGAGCTTAGAGGCCGAGCTCCAACCAATGATAATTCAGATTCAAGTAATAGGGGTAAAAGTTTTGGAACAAGAGTAAGGAAGAAAAAACCAGGTGGCTTTGATCCTTTAGGTCTAGCTGGTAAGAAAACTCTTGTATCTGCTATAGAAAAAAAGCAAAAACTTAAAAGTTATACTTTTAAACAATGGGATGCTATGAGTGAGGTAAAACGTAAAAATTTGCGTCTTCCAATAAAGACTTATCCAGGATCTAAAAAACTTAAAGTTAGTCAAAGACCTTTAAAATAGTAAGGTAAAATATATGAGCCGAACTTTAACAGAGAAACAAGAGAAGTTCCTAGCTGTCCTCTTTGAGGAAGCTAGGGGTATACCTGCACGAGCTACAGAGTTAGCTGGGTACGCCTCTGGTACAGCATCAACTACAATTATGAATACCTTGCAAGATGAGATTGCAGAGCTTACGAAGAAGTTTATAGCTACTCGTGGGCCTCAAGCTGCTTTCTCAATGCTAGATGTAATGCAAAACCCCACAGACTTGGGCAACAAAGAAAAGATGGCAGCTGCAAAAGATCTCTTAGACAGAGCTGGATTTGTTAAAACAGATAAAGTAGAAGTCAGAACAGAGAGTCCTTTGTTTATATTGCCACCTAAAGCACATGAAGATTAAAAAAACTTGGCAACTTCCTCAACCAGACTCGGTAGATGGGGAATATGAATGGCTCTCAGTGGTAAGAGTAGGTAGGGTTATACCATTTGGCTATAGACAAGACCCTGAAGACTCTGATATACTACTACCAATCCCAGAAGAGTTAGAATTATTTGAGCAAGCTAAGAAGTATCTTAAGCAATACAGTCTCCGTGAGGTTTCTAATTGGCTAAGTACTACCTCAGGCCGCTACATCTCTCATGTGGGTTTAATGCAGAGGGTTAAACTTGAGCAAAAACGTAAAAAAGAAGCTTCAATCCAACGCTTCTATGCAGAAAAGTATAAAGAAGCCGCAGAGAAAGCCGAAAAGCTTGAAAACCAACGTATCGGTGCAAGAGTTAGAAAAGATAACAGTGCCAGCACAGGTCAAGCCGCCTGAATTTGAGGTGGAAGCAGCAATTAGAGAGATTATCTTTGAACCTAATCCAGGTCCACAGACAGATTTCTTAGCTTCGACTGAACAAGAGGTACTATATGGTGGATCTGCTGGAGGTGGCAAGTCATACGCTATGATTGCAGACCCTGTACGCTGGTTAAACAACCCACATGCCACAATGTTGCTGGTACGTAGGAGTACAGAGGAGTTAAGAGAGCTTATATCTGTTTCCAAGCTCCTTTATCCCAAGGCAATACCTGGGATCAAGTTTATGGAACGGGATAAGACTTGGGTTGCACCCTCAGGTGCTACTCTTTGGATGTCCTACCTAGATAGAGACGATGATGTGATGCGATACCAAGGTCAGGCCTTTAATTGGATTGGCTTTGACGAGATGACACAGTGGCCTACACCTTATCCGTGGAATTACATGCGATCAAGGCTACGTACTACTAAAGATTCAGGGTTACCCCTCCACATGAGGGCAACAAGTAACCCAGGAGGTCCAGGCCACCAATGGGTTAAGAAGACTTTTATTGATCCTGACGTTCCAAACAAGGCTTTTTGGGCAACTGATGGAGAAACAGGCGAAACAATTACATGGCCTAAGGGTCACACTAGAGAAGGTCAACCACTCTTTAAACGTAGGTTTATACCTGCAACTTTGTTTGATAACCCTTATTTAGCAGACGATGGCATGTACGAAGCCAACCTTCTGTCGTTACCTGAGCATCAACGTAGACAATTACTTGAAGGTGACTGGGATATTAATGAAGGTGCAGCCTTTCCAGAGTTCAATAGACGAGTACATGTAATTGAACCCTTTGATATACCCGATAACTGGGCTAAGTTTCGTGCATGTGACTACGGATATGGTTCTTACTCAGGTGTTGTATGGATTGCAGTAGCTCCCAATGAGCAATTGATTGTCTATAGGGAAATGTATGTATCTAAAGTTATTGCTACAGACTTAGCTGATATGATTTTAGATGTTGAGTCTAGTGAAAAAATACGTTATGGTGTACTCGATAGTAGTTTGTGGCATAAACGTGGTGACACTGGTCCTTCTCTAGCAGAACAAATGATTATGAAAGGATGCCACTGGAGACCTGCAGATAGATCTAGAGGTTCTCGTGTCTCAGGTAAGAACGAACTACACAGAAGATTACAGGTAGATGAGTTTACAGAAGAACCTAGATTAGTATTTTTTAATAATTGCCCTGAGATTATTTCTCAACTACCAGCTATACCTTTAGATAAAAAAAATCCAGAGGATGTAGATACAAATTCTGAAGACCACTTATATGACGCCTTGAGATACGGTGTCATGACAAGACCTAGAAGCAGCCTCTTTGATTACAACCCTGCATCTAATTCAGGTTTTCAGGCAAGCGACCCAACCTTCGGTTACTAAGGAAAAACAATGGCAGAAGATGATCTCTTTGAAAATGAAATGGCTATGGATTCAGTAGAGTCTAATGCCGTAGAAGATATGGACGAAGATAGTTATTCTGATCCTAATGCAGGCACTGTAGTTGGATTTGTAAGAGAGTATTATTCTAAGGCTTCCACTGCACGAGAGACTGAAGAGACACGTTGGGTACAAGCCTACCGTAACTACAGGGGTCTGTATGGTCCAGATGTACAGTTTACTTCTACAGAGAAGTCTCGCATATTTGTTAAGGTCACTAAGACAAAAGTTCTTGCTGCCTACGGACAGATTGTAGAAGTACTGTTTGGAAATAATAAGTTTCCAATTACAGTTGATCCTACTACATTGCCTGAGGGTGTAGCTGACTCTGTATTCTTTGAATCTAATGATGACATGCGTAAAGCTAAAGAAGAGTTTAGTCCTGAGGATACTTCGTTACTTCCAGGCGAGACTGTTGTAGACCTTAGAGAACGTCTTGCAGGTGCAAGAAATAAACTAGAGCCTGTTGCAGATATTCTTAAAGAAGGTACAGGCAATACTGCTACAGAGATTACTGTACACCCAGCAATGATCTCAGCAAAGAAAATGGAAAAGAAAATCCATGATCAGTTAGAAGAATCTAATGCAAATAAACAATTGCGTGTTGCTGCATTTGAATGCGCCCTGTTTGGTACAGGGGTAATGAAGGGTCCATTTGCTGTAGATAAAGAATACCCTAAGTATGTAGAGGGTGAGTACAAACCTGTAATTAAAACAGTACCTCAAACTTCTTCTGTATCTATTTGGAACTTCTACCCAGATCCAGACGCAGCTAATATGGATGAGGCTGAGTATGTAATTGAACGTCATAAGATGTCACGTACTCAACTCCGTGCTTTAAAACGTAGACCTTTCTTTCGTAAGAATGCTATTGATAGTTCTATTAATATGGGTGAGTCCTACACTAAAGAGTGGTGGGAACAAGTCATGGAGGACGACTCCAATGATTCTAAAGCAGAACGTTACGAAGTCCTAGAGTTCTGGGGTAATGTAGATGTAGAAGTACTTGAAGGTCATGACGTAGATATCCCAGACAACCTTAAAGATTTAGATCAAGTCTCTGTTAATATCTGGGTGTGTAACAACCAAGTACTACGTTTGGTTATGAATCCGTTTACTCCAACACTTATCCCCTACTATGCTGTGC